CATTGGAAATCTTGATTAATGAGCACCCTGATAAGGATATTATCCTAAAGGGAACTCCGGGTGGGGGCGGTACTTTGCCGGGAGGACATCAAAAACGAAATGTGGATGTATTGAAAATGTCGCCGAGACAGCGACTCGATGCTTCGCGAGGTTTATAAAATTGTGAGGTAAAAATTATGGGATTGACACTGTTAGAGGCTGCTAAACAGTCAAATGATTTAGTTCAGTCTGCGATTATTGAAATGTATGCCCGTTCATCTGATGTTCTGGCGTATTTGGAGTTTGACAATATTTCTGGGAATGCCTTGAGCTACAACTGTGAGGAATCTCTCCCCGGGGTAGGGTTCCGCGGCGTGAATGAAAGTTACACTGAGAGCGTTGGGGTTTTAAATCCTCAGGTAGAACCGTTGGCTATCTCTGGGGGTGATTTGGATGTGGATAAATTCATTCTGGATACGATGGGGATGTCCCATCGGTCAGTACAGGAAGAAATGAAAGTCAAAGCCTTGGCGCTTGCATGGACGAAAGCCTTTTTCAAGGGTGATTCGACTAGCAATCCGCGAGAGATTGACGGTCTCCAGACTCGGTTGACCGGGAATCAGCTGATTGATGCTGGGGGTTCCAGCGGGGGGGATGTTCTGTCTTTGGCCAAATTGGATGAGCTGATTGATGCTGTTGACAGCCCAACTCACTTGGCGATGAACAAAGTCATGCGGCGGCGTTTGACTGCTGCTGCTCGGCTGTCAACCGTGGGCGGATATGTCTCGTTCGAGCTTGGTGCATTCGGGCGGAAAGTCATGTACTATAATGACTTGCCTATCATGGTTATTGACACAGACAATGAGGCCAATGATATTTTGCCAATGACCGAAACTGGTTCCGGCGGTGGCACGGCTCAGTGTACGTCTATTTATTGTGTTTCTTTTTCTCCGGGTCGTATCACTGGTATTCAGAATAAACCCATCGAGGCCCGTGATCTGGGAGAACTCCAGACTAAACCGGCCATGCGAACACGTGTCGAATGGTATGCCGGGATTGCTTTGTATCATGGCAAATCAGCGGCACGGTTGTACGGGATCAAAGACGGTGCAGTAGTAGTATAGTAGTTTTTAAAATTTCAAAAATTGATTTTTCAGGAGGAATATAATGAGTGATTTAGGCGTTAAAACACGGCCCAAAGGTATCTTTGATGCCGATATGGAATTCAAAGACGCCGGGTTAGTTGGTACTTCTGCGGCTGCTGAGGTTGATGGCTCCGCAAAGTATGTTGATGTTGGTACGGGGCATTTCAAGGGGCAGATGATTATTGATGTGTCTGCTCTGGAAATTGCTACGGGCGATGAATCTTATGACATCGTTATCCAGGGGTCGAATACTACGGCCTTTACTGCTGCCGGTATTGTAGACTTATGTGAGATGAATGTCGGAGCCAAAGGGGCAAAGCGTTCGGATTGTGATAAAGATGATGCGACTGGTCGGTTTAAGCTGTTTTTCGACAATGAAAACAACGGGACATATTATCAGTATATCCGTATTTTTACCGTTGTTGCCGGTACGGTGGCGACCGGTATCAATTATGCTGCGTATTGCGTACCGCAGTCAATGTAGCGACAAAACAATAGTCTTTTGGTGGGGGGCTTCGTGCCCCCCCCCCTTTTTTTTCGTATAAGAGGTATTTGCATGAAGATTACAGTTTACAATCAAAAAACGGGTAAGGGTTGTGAAGTAGAAGCTGTTGATGGCAGGGAATATGTTGCTACCGGTGAATGGACGTATACGGAACCCGGTGATAAAAAAAAGAAGTCTGCGGATAAACACACCATTGGCGACAAGGATCAACAATTATGACCTGGCGATCAACTCATTACCCAGATAGCGGAATCACGGATTGGCCGCAGGCGACCATTACGGAGGCAAACACATATCTGCTTACCAGGGGGCGCTCAACCTGGCCGGATTATTCTATCCCTGCTCGTACAGCGGCTTTACAAAGGGCGTGGGATTACCTATGTAGCCTGACTGACTGGAAAGATTATGTTTTCGAAACCGAGCTGCCCGTTGACATTAAGAACGCCCAGATTGTTGGGGCTTACGCTGAAATAACTTCCCCGGGGATCCTCCAGCCAACACTTACTTCTGATAATTATCTCAAAAAGAAGAACATTGCCGGGGTTATCGTCAAAGAGTATTCTGGCACTGCCCCGGTTGCATCTATCCGTGAGATGGATGCGCTTTTATCACGATACAGGAACACATATTCCGGCTCTTGTCGAGAGCTTGTGAGGGGTTAAGATGAGTAACACTGATTGGGCAGCCGAACAACTGGATGTCTATGCAGATTTTAAAGCTGAGGGGTTTGTTATCACTGTCCGGCAACCTGGCGCACCTGGGACATTTAATTCTGAAACACTAGAATACGATGGGGCTGAGGCGGATACGGACTATCAGACGTTTGCGCTGAAAAAATCATTTGTAATCAACCAGATTGATGGCACGATTGTCCAACAGAATGATTATATTTTATTGTTTCCGGCATACGGGCTGCCTGACTTGACCCTTGATGATATTATTCTTATTGGGAGCGCTGAATTGAATGTTGTTTCTCTAACTCCGATTGACCCTGGAAATGTTCGGTTACTTTATAGAGGGCATATCCGTGGATGAAATTGCTGTAAATGCAGACATGTTTTCCCGCCAATTATCTGGTTTGGCTGATTTTACGGACGGACTATTTGAAAAAGTTGTCAGAAAAACTTGTTTTGATTTGTACGCAAGGATTGTGAAGAGGACACCAGTGGATACGGGGAGAGCCAAAGGGGGTTGGGGCATTACAACTGATTTGGATATTCCTGACGGCGATGTAGGTAATGCTCAGTTTACTTTTACTATCGAGGATGACCAGGTAATCATTTACAATAATGTGGAATATATTTCAGACCTTGAGCATGGACATTCACAAGTGCAAGCACCGAATGGCATGGTAGCTATTTCTCTTGCTGAATTTAATGCTCATTTTGAACAAGTACTCCACGAATTAGGAGGGCTTGTATGACTCCTTATGAAGTAGAGAAAGCTTTTGCCGATTACTTGCAAGCCAACTGGACGTATACCAGTATCCGGTTAGTGAATAAAGATTCACAGCCTACAATCCCTTACATTGAAGCATTCTTTCGACCAGGGAAAATGTTCAATGCCGAAATCCAGGGAGTAGGTGAGCGTGTTGGTGTTCTGATGATTAACATATATACAGCTCTTGGTGTGGGTGTTCAGCAGGGGGGAGCTTATGGCGGGAAATTGGAGGCATTGTTTTGGCATAAAAAGATTGATGATATTGTGTGCGAAACAGAGCTTCTTCCATATACACAGGATTTAGGGGTGGATGCTGATTTGCAAGCATACCATCATCAAACAATTATTCCATTTTCAATAATTACGGAGGTTTGACATGGGTGATATCGGGTTAGCAATGGAGCAGGAGTGCTACGTTGTAGAAGAGACGACAAGGGGGACTGCCGTGTATCCATCCGCCGCAGTGGAAAAGGTGATCGGGGCGGGTGAGATTAACATCAATCAGCAACCAACATATTCAGACAGTGAAGAAATCGCTAATTCTCTGGATTTGCTGGATCGTTTTCAAGACCAGGTGGGAGCAGGTGTTTTCAGTATCCCCACATATATTCGTCCCAGTGGAACAGTCGGAACAGAGCCAATGGGGAAATTTCTGTTTGAATCGTTGCTGGGAGTTGAAACTGTTGCGGGGGGGACTTCGGTAACGTACAGCCAGGCAACTACCAAACCATCATTCACGTTGTGGGTGAAAAAAGGGCATACGGTATTCTTTGGGACAGGGGCGTGTTGTGATAAAGGTTCTTTCTCCGCTGTCAATAAAGGCGCTGCGAAGATCACCTTTTCTGGCGGATTTATGCAGCTGGGCTGGGCCGGAAAGGATACTGTCAATGGGGCAGTATCGGCAAGTACGAGTGTGATAGTTGATCATGGCAAACAGTTTACCTCCGGGGGCTATGTGCAGATTGGGAGTGACACGAATTCAGGGGCTGGGTATAAAATTGATTCAGTCTCCGGCAATACGTTGACGATGGTCGATTCAATCACTTGTTCTGACGGAGTTGAAATTAAAGGTTATCTCCCCACATTTACGGCAGTGGGAACCCCCGTTGAAAACAAAGGGACTAGCATTACTCTCGGCGGTGACGCTGTTACTCTTAAAAGTGTCAATCTTGACTATAGTAGTCCTGCTGTCTATCAAACAGATGAAATCACGACAAGCGGCTACCCTGAGGACTATGTAGAGGATCGCCGGAGCATTACTGCAACGCTTGATATGCTATTTCGTCAAGATACCCTTAAATATTTTTACGATGGGTTGAACAATGTAAGCCAAGCTGTGGTGATTACTCTTGGGACATCGGCAGGAAGCATCTGTACAATCAACTTGCCATATTCGGAAATTGAAGTACCGGAAATTACGTCAAGTGCTCCGACGATAAGTTTATCAGCTAATCTGACTGCCCTCGGTTCTACTGGTGAGGATTCTTGCACAATCGTTTTTACTTAAACTTTTGGGGAGTGGATAGGCGGTGCCGCTGACAAAGAACTTTTCCCTGGGTTCTTTCCACTCTTCTTTTTTCAGGGGCGATAAAGGGGATATAAAATGAAGCTGAGAACTGAAAAACGCACTTACACGATTGAAGTTGAACACAACGGCGAGAAGGGCATTTTTGAAGTAGACCCTATGCTGCCTGATGCCTCGGCCCGGTTATTGAAAAAGCACACAATCAAGCGAAAGTGGCGTGGTGGGGAGATGGCTGAGCCAGAAGTTGACTGGATTGCTATGCGGATTGAGAAGACGCAAAGAACGATCGTAGCCTGGGATGTTACCGACGAACGTGACGAAAAGATTGAATGTAATGACGCCAACAAAAAAATGGCATTTTTGCTGAATGCTGAGTTGACCAACAAGGTGCTTGGTAAAGCCGATGATCTTGGTCTTGGCATTGAAGAGTCGGAGGATGAGGAACTAAAAAACTCACTAATTGGTTAGATTGGGATATGTCAGATGCCTCAAGTTGTAGAGAATGCTCTGAGGAATATGATGGCAATCCACCTTGTGATGAATGCAAAAAACCTGATGATTTGTGGGAGGAGAATAAAAACGCACTAGCCTGGTGGAGAATATGCCACCAACATCGTCAATTTCAAGCAGGATTACAATCTGTCATTTATCTCCCCATCTTGCTTGATGATTTAGTGACTATTTGTAGCCTACACGATGGCAGTACTCTTGATTTCAAAAAAATGCTGCTGATAGAAAAGAAGATATACCCGACGCTGAATACTAAAGCCGTAAAGTGAGAGGACAGTTATATGCCCGGCATGAAAATAAAGATTGATACGAAAGAGGCAAAAGCGGCTTCGGATGCGTTGCGACATTCTTTGTCCTCGCTGGGTGTTTCTGCTGTTGAAGATGAAAAGCAATTCAAGAAGTTAGAATCTCGCCTACACAGCAACCTGTCTGCTGACAAAACCGCTCATGCAGTGGATGGGTTGCGTAGTTCCCTTAAACTTTCCCGATTAGAAACAGCAAAGCTACATGTCCAGACTGGCAATTATACCGGGGCACTTAAAACGATGGCTCTGGGTGCTGACCACGCCGCTGTCAAATTGCAGAAAAGTATGCAAAGACTTTTGAAAGTGGGGCTGGCGATGGGGATTGCCAGCATTACTGCTGCTGCGGGTGTGGCTGTTAAACAATTTTCAGAATGGGAAGTTGCGCTGAACCGCTTAGGCAATGTATCTGACCGCTCGCTCGGCTCGATGCGGGCTGACATCCTCGGGTTATCGTCAACCCTTGGATCCGCTACAGAACTCACAAAAGGGTACTATCAAGTTCTATCGGCAGGGATTACGGATGCAGATAAATCAATGAAAATGTTGGTTGCGTCTGCTAAGATGTCAAAAGAATCTACCGTTGCACAGGGAGAAGTTGTTCGGGGCTTATCTTCTGTTATGGACACGTATAGCCACGAATTAACAAAGGCTGCGGATGCAGCCGATCTCTTATACACGATAGAAGCCCTTGGGAAAACTGAGGTAAGCCAATTGATTCCTTACATTGGAAATCTTGCTAATATTTCAAAGGCTGCGGGATTATCTGCTAATGAAATGGGTGCGGCTCTAGCCCAAGTCACACAATCCGGGGCGGGGACATCGGAATCAGTTACCCAACTATTGTCCTTGCTGGCCTCGCTGAACCGACGATGGAAAGATTTGCCTGTAAGTATCCGTAAATATGGCTCGGTCGTAGAGGCCGTGAAACATCTGAAATTCGAAGGGGTTTTGAAAGAAATCTGGAAGGCAACTGATGGCAATTCGGTTGCACTAACAAAAATGTTGGGGCGGCAAGAAGGCTACCTGGCCTTGCTCCAGCTATCAAAGAATGAATTTTCCTCTTATGGGGAAAAACTTGCAGGGATGACAGACAAAACAGGAGCTTTTGACGATGCCTGGAAACGATATGCAAAAACCTTAAAGGCTACATGGGATACCTTTAAAAATACTATAGGTAAACAAGCGGTGTTAATCGGGGAGAAACTAGCACCCAAGATTAAAGAAGTTACTGAAAGAATGAGTACTTGGGTTGAGCAAAATGAGAAATTCATTACTCAAGATATTTCAAAAGCGATTGATGATACTGCCAAATCTGTCAAAGACCTTGTAGCTATCTACAATATGCTACCCAGTGGGTCAGTGGTGGCGGGGGGTGCTGGATTACTTGGATTGATATTGTTCGGTCCTGAAGCTGCTGTACTTATCGGGAGTCTGTACCTGGTCAATAAACTAAGAGATACACTTAATTTGCCGTCAATACTTGAGTATCTCAAAGGTGACTGGTCTGGTTCAGTGGGTTATTACGGTGGCGGTGGCAAAGACAAGATAGCTGATCAGGTCAAAAAAGATACCAAGGCTGTCAAAGAAAACGCCAAAGCTCACCACGAAGCGGTGGAAGAGATGATCACCGATGCGGGTAAGGTTGCCGCCGCCTGGGATGATTCATCCGGGGTGATAATTGACTCTTGGGGCACGGTTGAAGAATCAGCTGAAGGTTTTGCTGAAGACTTTGACATGTCGCTCACCGGAATGCTGAAAGCTGCTGATGAAACGATGGGACCCGAAGGCGAGATAAAAAATACCGCCGAAGAGGGTTTTGGCAAAATTGGTGACTTGGCCGAATCCGAGTTGACTGCTGTTTTCCAAGGTGAGTTTCACAGTATCGGCGGTTTTTTTAAGGACATGCTGAATAATATGTACAGTATGTTTACCGCTTGGGCTAGTAAGCTGACAGCACAAAAAATTGTAATCCCGGTAGTCATGGGGGTTGCCGGCACGGCTGCCAACGCCTTCGGCTTTGGTGGCAGTTCCAATGGCAGCTCTGGTGGCGGTGGGATGTTCGGTATGCCCTCGCTTATGACTAACTGGGGCGACATGAGTATGATGCTCGGCGACACCTTCAGCGATTTGGGCATGTATGGTGCTGGGGATTTCATAGGTTCATTTTCGCCGACAATGCTTAACGGGATGACTTCACTGTTTGCCGGGCTCCCCTCCTTGCTGAGTGGTAATTTCGCCAGCGCCGGGTTGACTACTGCCGGGGCTTTCCTTGGCGGACTGACACCGCTGGGGCCATTGGGGTCGTTCCTGGGCGGCACTCTTGGGCATATTGCCGGGGGGTTGTTTAGTCACAGCCATAAACCAAAAGAGCACTTGCACGGATCAGCATCTCTGGGGTTTGATGCATATGGTAATCTTGCACCCTCTGCCGGGTTTGAAGATAAGGGAGCAGTCGGTGATTGGTATCAAGGCTCGTATTATATGGGTTATGGTAAGCATACACCCAGCGACCTTGATCAGAAAATGTTGGCGGCTTCAGCGGAGATTGACGCCAGTATTGAGACGGTATTGACCGGGTTTTCGACTTGGATAAACAATTTTATGGCCGGGATGCCGGATGCTATGGCTGATGATTTTAAGGATGCTCTGGCCAATGTTGATTTTGATTGGGATTATATCAACCAGACCGGCTTTGGTGAGGGCGACGTTGAAAAATCAATCCAGGCCATGCTTGATAATCTCAACCAATCCATCTGGGACGCCTACGGCGGTGTGCTTTCGGAATATGTGAGTAAGGGCTTTGGGACTGAATTTGAAAAACTCGGGATCAATATATCGGAACCGCTGATCGACGCCGGGGCCTCGATGGAGGAGTTTCAGACCCAGGCGCAGAACGTGGCAGTTCGATTGGCTCTTCTGACCCAAGTTTCCGAAGCGTTGGAGCCGCCATTAACAGCGTATGATAAAGGCTTGCAGGCACTCAATACACAGTTTGACGGTTATATTGCGGTCATGCAAAAAGGTGGGGCTACGACCGCGGAAATAACCGCGATGGAAGACTATCGCACTGAAGCAATTGAACAATATAACCAAGCTATGCAGGACAATGTTGATGCCATATTAGCTAGTATGGAGCCAATGAGTGAATATCAGGCTGGATTGAATCAGATAAACGCTAATTTTGATACAAATATTGAGAAACTAACTCAGTGGGGAGCTACTGCTGAAGAGATAGCCACGATGGAAGGCTATCGCACCCAGAAACTAACTGAATACGGCGGCGACTACATTGTTAAATTGCTTGAGATGGGTGGTTCCACCGATGACATTTGTAACCGTTTGTTAGATTTTAATAGCGGTTTGATGGATATGGGATTCACCGTTGAAGATGTGGCTGGGATGATTACTCGGGCAAAGCAAACATTAGACCGGCAAATAACAGATTCGTATAATAATATCAATAAAATTTCTGTGCTTGATACTGTGGGAGGTCATTATGGAATTGACTTAACTAATCTTACTCCCGCTCAATGGACACAATTTATTAATGATACTGATACTGGAATGGCTGCTGGTGGGTTTGCAAGCAGGGCTGATTATTTTGAGAGTTTGCACCCCGGCCAGGGTGTTTTAATAGCAACAGACGTGGCTACCCTTGGTCGATATTTTCAGCCCGGCGGTGGATATTCTCCTGTAACGCACCCGGCAGTAACGCATCCGGCAGTAACGCATCCGGCAGTAACCAAGCCTCCTGAAGATAAACTTACCCCATTTCTTCAAGGTGTTAGTACTGATTGGCATAATAAACATAAATACGATGGGATGAGTCCGCAAGATGCCGGATATCAACAAATTTGGGATACTTGGAAAGAAACTTATGACCAGGCCAAAGCATTAGGCGCAAGTGTAGGAGATTTAGCTGCTATTGCTCAAATGGCAAATAAGGATTTGAGTGATTTCAATAAAACTTTTGAACAAGCTAAAACAGATAAACTTAATGATTTTTTGAAAGGTGTTTTTGATCCACATAAGTATGATGGGTTAAGTGATTATGCAGCCGGTTATCAACAATTATCAGATAGCTGGAAGGATACATATGATCAAGCCAACCTTTTAGGTGCAAGTATATTAGACTTAGGTAAAATTTCTTTGTTAGCTGCTAAAGATTTAGATACATATAATAAAAAATATCTTGAAAATCTAGAAGAGGAGAGACAACAGAAAATAGTAAATGCTCGTAAAGATTTGATTGATGCTTATGGGCGGGAAATCAATACTCTTCAGGAAAAAATTAATAATCTGACCAAAGAATACGGCGAGAAAATTGCTGAACACCAGAAGTTAGCAGATCAGTGGGAGAGTATTGCTGATAGCTTAAAAGATGCTGCTGAGGGGTTGGATTACCTCGGTATCGGCATGGAAACCACTGCCAAGAAAGCCAAAGAAGAATTTGAAGATTTGCTTTCCTTGATTTGGAATGGGGATGTTGAAGCGGTTTCAAAACTTGGAGGCGCTGTAAGTAAATATTCTGATAGCTTGATGCAGACCTCTTCAACCAGCCTTGAATATCGCCGGGGTATTTCTGAAATGGGGGCGCAATTATCTTCTGCCGGCTCAATTATTGAACAGTATAAAACCGTTGAGCAGCAACAAGTTGAAATACTCCAGGGGCAACTTGATCAGCAGGTGGATATGTTACAACTCCAGATTGATTCTTATCAGCAACAAATTGATAAATTATCAGATATAGACACTCATGTTTTAAACTTGGCTGATGCGTTAGGGAATTATGATACTGCACTTAATGCCCCAAAGCCTAAATTACCTAGAGATTCTCAATACGAGGCTTTGAATTCCAAGGTAGTTAATAAAGGGTTAGCAACGGATAGTCAAATAAACGGGTATGCTTCATGGATAACAAGCAAAGGTTTTGATGTAAACTCAATATCTCAATCTGAGCTAGCGACTGGTTGGGCTGTTTACAAAGAAGAAAAGGGTTTTGCTACCGGCGGTATTGCTACCGGCCCCACTTCCGGCCATATGGAGTTATTGCATGGCACCGAAGCGGTAATCCCCCTTGGCAAAGGTGTTCTGCCTTTAAAAATCATCAACGATGAAACGGCGAAAGAGATTAAAGAACTCCGCTCTCTGATTGAGCGCATCGGTATCCAGCAAATCAAGCATCAACAGAAGACCGCCAAAATCATGAAAAAATGGGATGCTGAAGGTATGCCAGATACGAAGGTCGCATAATGCAATTAATTGTCCCCCAGGTTATCACTTTATTACTTAGCAATGTTACTGCCAGCACTTATGGTGAGTGGTCTGCTTTTCACGGCACCTATACTAATGGTGACAATGTCAAAATCACCGATGCTGTTACTCTTCTGGAAAATGAATATGAATGCCTAATAACTCATACGGCAGCAGCAGATAAAAACCCGGAAACGGATACAACAGATTGGCTTTATTTGGGAGCGTCAAACAAATGGAAGATGTTTGATGATTATACAAACACACAAACAGAGAACGCCTCAACAATTGAGATAACAGTAGCTGGAGAATCCTATGTCGATACTATTGCTTTTTTTAACTTATCCGCTAGCAGTGTTAATGTAGTTTGTAAATCAGGTACAACAATTATCTCAGATGATACATATGATTTAACTCAGGAAATTGCTGATTGGTACGAATATTTTTTCGCTGAATTTGAGTATCGCACTGATTTGATTGTACCAGTTTCTGGTTTATACTCATCATTGACATTTGAAATTACAATCACAGCTTTTTCCGGAAGTAACGCAAAGTGTGGACATATAGTTTTAGGTCGAGGAGTAAAATTAGGAGATACACAATATGCCCCGACTATCAGTATTGAAGATTATAGTGCTAAATCTACTAATGCTTTCGGAGAAACGTATCTTAATCAACGGGCATACGCTAAAACAATTAACGCAGCACTTTGGTTAACTACTGCACAAATAGACACAGTTAATCGTAAATTAGCAACTGTACGGTCTATTCCCTGTGTCTGGCAATTTAATAACCCGGATTGTACTTCTCCTACTGATTACGAAAGTTTAATTATTTATGGGTTTTATAAGGATTTTTCCATTATTTTAGAAGGGCCAATTAAATCGGCTTGTAATTTAGAAATAGAGGGATTGATATGAGTATAACACAAACAATAGCCAGTTTCCCGGATATGCCTAGTCGTCAGTCTCCCAGTAACTTTATTAGCAGAGCTGATGCGGGATTAGAGCGGTTTGAGACTCTTCCAGACGAAATGAATAGTTGGGCGTCACAGGCAAATAGTTTGGCGGGAGATGTTAATATTAAAGCCACTGCGGTAGCGGCTTCAGTAGCAACTATGCAGTCAATTACAGCTTATAAAGGCGCTTGGGATTCGGGAACAACATATGTTGTTGGTGATTCAGTAAGTTATGATGATTTAATCTGGATATCCGACGAAAACGCTAATACCGGCAATACTCCCAGCACATCCGGCACTCATTGGACCTTGCTGCCAGTTCAAAACACTTATCATGCGAAGGAATACACTTCGGGGACATTTAGTTCGTCTCTGGCGTCCGTGGTGGATATTTTGTTGGTAGGTGGTGGTGCTAGTGGAAATACGCATACTAATAGTATGGAAGGTGGTGGTGGTGGAGCAATAATTGATATTAAAAACGTAACAATCACAGGGGATTTAACTATCACAATTGGAGCTGGGGGTGCAGCGGTTACCTCCAGTAGCAATGCCTCTGCAAACAGCGGAGCAGCCTCGACAATCAGTGGAGGCATAGCTTTAACTGCTAACGGTGCAGGTTCACATACTGGTGGCAGTAATAGTACCACTATATTGACATCCCCAAAAGCGGTTTGCGGTGGGAACGGATACACAACTAGTAACTATGCGCAAAGCGTAAACGGATATGGAAGTTGTGGATCGGGGTCATATGCTGGTGGTGGATCATATGGCGATGGAGGCAATGGAGTAACTAATGCAGATGCTACTGATGGGGTAAAAGGTGGCGGTGGTGGAGGGGTAAGAATCACTGATAGCAATTCACATACTTCAGGCGCTGGTGGAGACGGTTATTGCATCATCGGTTATTGGGGATTAACATAAGGAGAAAAGTATGAAATACGGAATTAAAGAAAACGGAAAAATCCGTTTGATTGTTTGCGATGCTCATTTTGCGGCAACTCAGGATGCGGTTATTGAGGTGGCAGATGAGGTGCAAACCGGCTGGCTAATTGATAAAGATGATAAAATCATCCCGCCTCCGGGACCAACTCCAGCCGAGTTAATCGCTGAAAAAACCCTGGCAATCAAAGTAGAGGCTAATCGCCGTATTCTTGAAATCGCTCCTGAATGGAAACAACGTAATATGCTGGCAAGGGGGTTGGAATTACAATCTGTCGGCCCGGCCAACTGGACAGAATCACAACAAACGGAAGTCGCGGCTCTTCAGGCAATTTGGGACAATATAAAAGCTATTAGGGGACGGAGTGATGAACTTGAAGAACAGGTAAAAAATGATCCCCTTTCTGATTGGGAGTGGTAAATAATGACAATACACGAAGCATTTGCACCATATCGGGTAATACAGGGCGACACTCCACGAATCATAGGACAGAAAGGGATTGCTTTCAGGCTGTTGGTTGATAACCTTTCCCAAAAGATGGGGGCGTCATGGGCCTTTATAATGTGGATGTCGTTCAAGGGGATGCCTTACGCTACGCCTGATAACCTGGAAGCTGTATGGCATTCCTGGGGCATTGATACGGTTGAAAAGCTGATTGAGTTTGCTCGTAGCTTCAATGAAATAAATGTTAAGGAAATTATTGACGATATCAGCCCCTTTGTTACGATTGATTTGAAAAACCGGCAGAAAATCACTCCTTCTGAACTGACTCAACTTGTTAATGACCAGTGTGATATCGAAACTCTGAATATTCATTTTACTGATAGATACTATTTTTTACCGACGCAGGATGACCTTGAAAACCTGTTGCATTACAGCCGGTTGCCACAGATACAGTATATCCCGGAAAAGCGAGACTGCGACGACTATGCTCATATGTTCAAATCCTGGCTATCATATATGGGGTACGGGAACTTAACCATCGCTTATATTGAAATCAGGATGTACTATCCTACAAAAACCTCAGCACATGCGGTAAATCTTGTTGTGACAGAAGACAGGAAGGTTCATCTGCTGGAACCGCAGCGGTCTTTTGTTTGGAATCCGAAAATCCCTGAACCGGGATGGCCAGGGCTGCTTGAACAAAAAATTTATTTAGTGAATTTTTAATGGAGGTGCGAAATGAAGAAGTTATTATTGTTATTGGCCATGATGTTTTTACTTATCCCCAATCCCTGCCCTGCCGCTGATAGACCATGCCAGCCAATATGGGATTTTGTCGCCGGGAATACTTATGAACTTGTGATTGACAACCAGAGCTATGACGTAAAGTTCAGTGAAGCATTTTATGGCCCATGCCCAGGCGGCATCGTAACTGTTTCCGATGGAATCTATATAGCTCCCCGGCTGGAATGCACCTACTCCAGCGGCGGTGATAATTTTGTCTATGTCAACTGCGGTGGCGATGACATCCCGTTTATCCTGAGAGGCAATAAACTGGAGCTCTACATACCAAACAAAGTCGTAAT